AATATAAGATATAATAATTAAAAGTAAAATACCACTAATTACTAAATCTAAATTAAATACTTGAGTACCATATATTATTAGATAACCTAATCCAGCTTGACTAACTAAAAATTCACCAGTAATAACACCTATCAAACTCATACTAATGCTTAATTTAAATGAACTAATTATCGTCTTATAATTACTAGGTATTACTAAATACTTAAGTATCTGATACTTACTTGCTTTAAATGATTTCATTAACTTTAATCTAGTCTTATCAGTACTATAAAAACCATTAGTAATTACAACAACACTAACTATTAAATTAATAAGTATTGCCATTAGAATAATACTCTTTGTATTAGCCCCAGCTATAATAATTATCATTGGACCTAATGCTACTTTAGGTAATGAATTTAAACAAGTTAGGAATGGATCTAATACTTTATATAATCTATTAGATAAATAGAGTAGTATAGAAATACCAATACTTAAAACCAAACCAATACCAAAAGCAATTAAAGTCTCATAAACAGTAACCCATATATGATGAAACAAATCACCACCAAGATATAAATTATATATAGTATCTATTACTTTAGAAGGACTACTAAATATAAATGAATTAATAATATTATGACTACTTAAATATTGCCAAGTAGCAAAGAATACAACTACTATCAATACTTGTATAACAAAGATAAATAGTTTATTAAGTTTATACCTTATAATAAAATCTCTTTGTTCCTTAGACATTTAAATCCTTACTTATCAAACTATAATAATAATCAAATTTATTATCTTTTCTATTATTAGTAGGTATATCCTTATTATCTAAATCTATCTTATATATACTTTTTACTTTAGCAGGTCCTTTACTTAAAACAATAACTTTATCAGCCATAGATATGGCTTCGCTTATCTACAATAAAACCGGTATAAAATATTTAAATTTATGATATAATCATTCCGGAAGTAGTAGTGGTATTTATGAAGTTAAAAAATAAAAAGATATTAATGTTAATACTATTTTTATTTATATATCAAACAAGTTTATATTTAATAGCAAAGATAACTCCAATAGAAATAAATGTAGTAGGGAATGCTATTGATAATAAGATTCCTTTTATTCCACAATTTATATTTGCATATATTAGTTGGTATGTAATGTTATTTTTAGTACCATATATATTCTATAAAACGAATCCTAAGAGCTTTAATAAATACTATATAACTACATTCTTATGTATAACAATTGGTTTATTCATATACTTCTTTTATCCAACTACTATGTATAGAGCAGATATAGAATTTAAGAGTATAAGTGAATACTTAGTTAATATAATCTATAAAATGGATACACCAGTATTAAATTGCTTTCCAAGTATGCATTGTGTAATATCATTCATATTTATTTATGTATCTTTAACTGAAAAGAACCTAAATATAAAATATAAAGTATTACTAACAATATGGTCATTACTAGTTATAGTATCAACACTACTAGTAAAACAACATGTACTAGTAGATGTAATATCAGCATTTATACTATCTCTTATAGTATTCGTACTAGTATCAAATATAAAATATTTAAAAGACTTTGATGTAATTAAGCGTTAAAAGTCTTTTTTTTCATATAATTTATTGAGTTGATTATATGAATATTAATACTGCAATATATGTAAGAGTATCTACTGAAGAACAAGCATTAAATGGTTTTTCAATAAGAGCTCAAAAAGAAAAGTTAATGTATTATGCAAATAAAATAAAAGACTGGAATGTATATAAAGTCTATTCTGATGAAGGGATAAGTGGAAAAGATATCAATAATAGACCATCTCTCCAAGAAATGTTAACTGATATAAAGAATAAAAAAGTTAATAATGTATTGGTCTTTAAAATAGATCGTTTAACTCGTTCTACCAAAGACTTAATAGATTTAATAGAACTATTTAATAACTATGATTGTGACTTTAATTCTTTAAATGAATCTATTGATACTTCAAGTGCAACAGGAAGAATGTTCATTAAAATAATAGGTATATTTGCTGAATTTGAAAGAGAAAACATAGTAGAAAGAGTCAAACTAGGTTTTGAAAGAAAAGTAAGAGAAGGTAATAGTATATGCAGTTGTACTCCTCCTTTAGGTTACAATCGTCCAAAAGGAAGCGATAAGCTCATCATAAACAAAAAAGAAGCAATAATAGTAAAAGAAATATTTAACTACTATCTAAATAATAAAAGTATTACTGATATAGTAAAAATATTAAATAATAAAAATATAAAAACTAAAAAGAATAAACAATGGACATATAAAACTATAAAGTTAATACTTACTAATCCTACATATATAGGTAAAGTTAGATATGGTATAAATCAGAAATACTATTTTGAACAAACAGGTAATCACAAACCTATCATAAGTATAAATGACTATAATAAAGTTCAAAATAAACTATCAAAGAAACAAATAACAGATGCTTACTATTCACATATATTAAAATGCCAATGTGGTAAAGATATGGTTACTAAAAGAATTTATAAAAATAAAAAAGTCTATATTAATTATAGATGTATAGAAAAGAATAAAACATGTAACAAAGACATAAGCCACTTAAAACTAGATAAAATGTTAATTAGTATAAATCCCAATTGGAAACATTATTCTTTAGAACAAAAAAATACAATATTACACAATAATATTGTATTAAGAATAGAAAATAATACTTTAAAATCTAACTATAATTTATCTAATCTTTAATTAATAGTTAGGTTAAAATAACATAACTTCACCTATATCATGAGTAACCATAATAGTCGTCTTACCTGTATCTTTAATTATCTTATAAACATCATCAGATACATTAAGTCTAGTACTATAATCTAAAGCAGAAAAAGCTTCATCTAAGAATAATATATCTGGCTTTATAGCAAGCGTTCTAATTAAAGCAACTCTTTGTTTCATACCACCAGATAACTGACTAGGTCTTTTATCTTTAAAACCATCTAATTTATATTTTTTTAGTAAATTAAGAGCATACTTACGAGTATTATTATTAAGTTTCTTTTGTATCTTTAAACCTAATAATATATTATTTTCAATACTCATATGTTCTAATAAAGCATCATCTTGTAACATATACCCAGTAACAATATTATCTTTCATATATTTAATATCACCACTAGTTTTATCTTCTAATCCAGCCAGTATAGAAAGAAGAGTACTCTTACCACAACCACTCATTCCTACAATAGCAACAAATTCACCTTCATCTACTGAGAATGTTATATCTTCTAATGCTTTAATCTCTCCATCAATAGTATTATACTTTTTACTTACATTACATACTTCAAGTATTTTATTCATTTAAATCTATAACTAATTTATCAAAAGGTACATAATCATCAAGTAAATCATTATCTATCATTATATTCTCTAAATTCTTATAACTATCTTCATTAATAGAAGTAGTAGTTAACCAACTATCAGCATCTCTATATCTTTTAACTATCTTTTCTACATCATAAAGTGAAGTATCAGGAAATTGATCAATTATAGCTAAAGCAACTTCATTATCATTATGTGTTCTTACATATTCTAAACCTTTATTAATAGCATTATTAAATCTACGTACTAAGTCTTGATTATTATCTATAAAACTCTTTCTTGCATAGAAAGCAGTATAAGGCATCTCTCCAGATAATTCACCAACACTACCAACTACATAAACTAATCCTTGACTTTCTAACTTTGTAGCATTAGGTTCTCTTAATGTATAAGTATGAATATATTTCTATAAAGGAAGTGAATTATGACTAAAGAAAAACTTTATATAGAAATATCTCTTTTAATAAATAAAACCTTATATGAAGAAGAAACAATAACTTACCAAGAATACTTATTAGCAGAAGAAATAATTCTAAACAAATTACAAACAATTACATGAACTTAATAAGTATTAGAAATAAACTACTAACAGGAACACCTATATCTAATCTTAACTTAAGAGTAACTTACTACGGAAGAGTATCTACTAATCAAGATATTCAATTATCGTCTTTATCTAATCAAGAAGATTACTTTAAACAAATGATACAAAATAATATTAATTGGACTTATATAGAAGGATATATAGATGAAGGTATAACTGGTACATCTACATTAAAAAGAACTAACTTCTTAAGAATGATAAATGATGCTAAACAAAATAAATTTGATCTAATAATTACAAAAGAGATATCTAGATTCTCAAGAAATACTTTAGACAGTATTAAATATACAAGAGAATTATTAAATTATGGAGTAGCAGTATTATTCTTAAACGATAATATAAATACTATATATCCGGACAGTGAACTAAGATTAACTATCATGTCTAGTATGGCTCAAGATGAAATAAGACGTCTATCAGAAAGAGTTAAGTTTGGAGTATCTATGTCTATTAAGAAAGGTAAACTACTAGGTAACAATAAACTCTATGGTTATAATAAGAAAAATAACAAGTTATACATAAATAAGAAAGAATCTCTAATTATAAAAGAAATATTTACATTATATGGTATCTATAATAAGTCAACTACATATATTAGAGATTATCTAAATAATAAAGGAATAACTACTAATTATGGTAATAAATGGTCAACAACGACAATACTACGTATATTAAAGAACCCTAAATATAAAGGATTTTACTGTGCTAACAAAACATTTACAGAAGATTATATGTCTAAAAAAGTTAAATACTTGTCAAAAGAGGAGTGGGTAATATACAAATCATCTAAACAAATCCCCATAATTATAGAAGAATCTCTCTGGAATAAAGTTAACAACAAGTTAACAAATAATAGTAAACATATTACTAAAAATGTATCTCTATATACAAATAAACTTATATGTACTATACACAATAAACCTCTATATAAAAGACATAATAAGAATGATACATCATGGATATGTTCATATCACTTACATAACAAAGATAATAA